CAAGGTGCGTAGATATACGCTTGCACTGGGCTAATGACTCGGTGGCTGCTGGACTCTGGGATCATGGTGTGGCTCCTTTGACACCCATAGTAACGTCTCCCTGAAAGACGACGCAATATCCAATCGTGAAATATTTTCGAGTGTGATCCAGATCACTGTGCGCTAAACACTTCGCTCTCTAGGTGCCCTCTGCACAATAGGTACAACATTTGTAGGGAGGATCACATTGACTCGCAACGGACAGAGGCTTAGACTTCTGGGGTAAAGCGGAGTGACGTTCGCATGAACCCATCTTCAACACCCATCGCCCAACTGGGCAGGCAAGCAATCGGGATAGTGGCCCCGATGGTAGCATCCTGCGCCGTTACCCGGTTGGGCGAGCCGTTTCTGGGTGTAACGCCCGGGAGTCTTGCCCATGGGATTTGAATTAAGGCCATATCAAACAGCAGCCATCCAAGCATTGCGGAATGTCTTGGCGCTTAAACTACATCGAGTTATCTTGAGCAGCCCAACGGGTTCAGGTAAGACGGAAATGGGGTTTGAACTCATCCGGGGCGCTCAGGCAAAGGGCCGAAAGGTCGCCTTTATTGCCAATCGGGTCCAACTAATCGAACAGACCTGCCGCCGTTTAGACCGTGCTGGATTTAATTATGGGGTAATCCAAGGGGCAAACACTCGGGACCCATGGCAATCCATCCTGGTCTGTTCTATTCAGACGCTCAAGAGCCGAGGATGCCCGGAAAACATAGATCTCCTAGTAATTGATGAGGCCCATGCATGTGCGGGAACTCTGGCCTATCGGGAAATCATGGCGGGGAAATACTGCATTGGATTGACTGCCACACCCTACACCAAGGGCCTCGGCAAACATTATGACAGCCTGGGCGGCAACTTATTTGAGCGAGTGGTCACGGCAGCACGGATTGAGGATTTAATCCGGGATGGCTACTTGGTTAGTGCGGATATCTGGGCACCTTCTGAACCTGATCTTTCTAAGGTCAAAGTCACATCCGGCGAATACGATAAAAAGCAGCTTGGGGAAGCCGTAGATAAAACCCATTTGATTGGTGATATTGTGGCTCATTGGTTTAAAATTGCCAACAACACCCCTACTGTTGTTTTTGCAACCAATATCAGCCATTCTAAGCATATCGTTGAACAATTTAAAGCGGCTGGGGTTGCGGCTGAACATCTTGACCACTGGGCAAAGGATGAAGAACGGCAGGCGGTCATGGCCCGCGTTGTTTCCGGCGAGACGATGGTGATCTCTAATGTGGGCATCCTGGCCGAAGGATGGGACTTCCCGGCATGCAAGACGCTCATCCTGGCCCGTCCCACGAAAAGCCTTGTACGCTATCTCCAGATGGCAGGGCGAGTGCTAAGGCCGTTCCCTGGGAAAGACCGCGCAATTATTTTGGATCACTCTGGGGTTGTTCGCCAGCTTGGTTTCCCCTGGGATTACTTCGGCCAACACCTTGACGATGGCAAACCCAAAGAAAGCGACGGAAGTGTACCAGAAAAGCCTGAACCCCTGCCGAAACCTTGCCCACAATGCCACTTTATGAAGCCGCCCAAGACGGCTAAATGTCCTGCTTGTGGGTTTGAAGCAATGCGCCCAGACGGGGTGACGGTGGACGATGGGGAACTGGTTCCGGTCACCAAAGAAGTCAGAGGCATCCCGGCATTGAAAACCCTGGGACGTGAAACCATTTTGGCCCAACTGCGCGGGTATCAGTTGGCCCACAGTTATTCCGATGGTTGGACCAAGCACAAATACAAAACTATTTTCAACTGCTGGCCCCGGAGCATTCAGATTGATCCCGTTCCGCCTGAAGGGGTTGTTCTTTCCTGGCTCCGATCCGAGCAAATCAAATGGGCAAAATCTAAAAATACACGAACATTTACCAAACCCGATCAAGACGGATTTATCGTGGATCATTCAGCGCCTGAGATTATTCCATGAAAACCGTAGAAGCTGCTCGCGGACGATGGCGTGGGATTATCACTACCCTTGGAGTGGATCCCGTCTATCTCGACGGGAAGCACCATTCCTGCCCCTTCTGTGGGGGGAAGGATCGTTGGCGGTTTGACGATAAAGACGGGAGTGGCAGCTTCATTTGCTCAGGGTGCGGTTCCGGGTATGGGATTGATTTTGTCCAGCGGCTCCGATCATGGGAATTCCCTGAGGCGGCCCGAGAGGTGGACTCCATAATCGGGCGAGTCCAACCCGATGGGGTGAAGCCCGAGCGGGAGGCGGCAGATAAAGCGAAGGCATTGCGAAGGCTCCTGGGAGTCTCTGGGAGGGTTGCCCAAGGTTCCCCCGTCTGGAACTACCTCGAAAGGCGTTGCGGCACACCTCAGGCCATCCTGGGCGATCTGCGGGAGCATCCTGGGCTCAAGCATGGCCCTAGTGGCCAGACATTCCCCGCGATGTTATCTATTTTGCGCTTTGCCGATGGGACTGGAGCAGGCGTCCACCGGACCTACCTGACCGCCGAAGGCACCAAAGCCCCCGTGGAGCCCGTGCGGATGATGATGCCTGCCCCGGCTCCCCTGGCTGGGTCAGCCATCCGTCTAGACCCATGCGCCGATCGGATAGGCATTGCTGAAGGGTTAGAGACAGCCATCTGCGCCGGCAAAATTTTCGGCCTGCCGGTCTGGTCTGCTGTTTCGGCAAACCTGCTTATGGACTGGGAACCTCCCGAGATGGTGCGATCCGTGGTGATATTTGGGGATAACGATCAGTCCTTCACCGGCCAAGCCGCGGCCTATGAGTTGGCGCGGAGGCTCCGGGTCAAGGAATTGGATGTTGAAGTCCAAATTCCGTCTACGTTGGGCCAAGACTGGAACGATGTTTGGGTAGGTCAGAAATCGGTCGAGGTTACATGATGGCCGGGTATTCCAAACTGTTTGCGGGTATTGTCACCTCATCAATTTGGTGTGAGGACGACAAAACTTTCCGTGTCTGGATTGCCATGCTGGCCCTTTCTGATGCCTCAGGGCATGTTGATGGATCAATCCCGGGGTTTGCCAGGCTCACTGGGGCAACCATTCCCGAAATGGAACATGCGCTTGATCGGTTGACTGCACCGGACCCATATAGCCGGACTCCAGACAACGATGGCCGGCGGGTTGTCGCTGAACCTGGAGGATGGAAGATACTGAATTACCTTATTTATCGGGAAAAAGGGCAAGCGAAAGATGGAAGCAGAGCTGAATACATGCGGGAATATTACAAGAAACGGAAGATGTTGAAACCTGTTGAATCCAACAATTCAACATCAGACCTTACCGCTCCTGCCTCTGCATATGCTTCTGCTTCTCCTTACCCATGAAGAAAACAATGTTGGAACCCGTATACCCCCGCCACCGCTGCATTTCCCGGAATCGACCCGATGCCAATTCTCACCGATAGTGGATCTAGCCCAATCACCACGCTCCAAATCAAGCTAGACCGCGCATCTTGGCAGGATTTGTGCGACGAACGGGAGGCGATCATGTGGGCAGACGCCGGGATTCAGGAGTCCATGGCGAAGGTCATGGCAAGGGCGGATATTACCAAACGGTTTGGGCCAAGGCCAAAAGGGAAAATCTCTTGTTCTGTCCAAAACACTGTATAATCAATCAACAGCATCTTTCCGAGGGATCATGTCACCAGCCCATTACTTTGATGAGGCCACGGCACAAAGGCTCTGGAGAGCTGGGGACATTGACGGCTGTATTGTGTATGCGCTCTGCTGTGTCCCACCAATCATGGCTCGTGCCAGGGTGAAATACCCCTACGCTACCCAATGGGACGACATGGAATCCGAGTATCGGCTCAACCTGGTCCTGGCGATTCAGAGATACAATCCCAAGAAAAAGGCCAAACTGTTTACCTGGATCACATGGTATCTCTGGGGGGCTGAGAGCCATTTCATTCGCAAAGAAGCCCCCTATTTTCAGCGGCACGTTCAGTTATCTGAGATTGGTAGGTAGTCCCTTGTATAATATCAATGAGGTGATCTGTGCTGTTTGACCGAAAATGTTCAACGTGTGGCTATTCGGAGGTGGACCGCCTGGAGCGAGTCGATCAGGGATGGGCCGCCGTGTGCCCTATGTGCGCCCAGGAGACCTTCCACAAGAGGCCGACTGCTCCGGGGCTGGTTTACACCCATGGCAGCGGAGAATCGGCCCTGGAGGCGGCTACGGTCATGGACCAGATGCGGGAGAAGTCGTCGAAGGGCCACGGGAACACCACCATAAAAGCTACTGCTGGGCCTAACGGACTTACGATTGATGACATTGTTACAACCAAGAAGGGGTGAATCATGGATACAAAGGGACTGCCGCGATACGAGTGCCACAAGATCGTCCATGCTCTCAAAATTGGGACTGTTTGGTTGGACGGGCTGGGTGATCGCGTCCTAATCCGCCCAGCCAATGATCGTTACCCCCCATTTGAGGTATCACACGATTACTGGTTGAGACACAAACCCAAAAATGGTGGTTATTTCGTGGTCTACGAGGACGGGTATGAGAGTTTCAGCCCCGCCGAAGCGTTTGAGTCTGGATACACCCGTATCCCGCTGACTGATCGTGATGACCCGATAAAAGCTACTGCTGGGCCTAACGGACTTACGATTGATGACATTGTTACGACCAAGAAGGGATGAACACCCTTATTTCATAAGGCATAGCAAAAAGAAAGCAAAAAAATGCGGCGGAACCCTAAAAACCCCCCTCCTAGTCCTGGACGCCCCAAAGGTGTCCCAAATAAGGTCACAAAGACGCTCAAGGAAGCCATCCTTGCTGCTGCCGAGGAAGCGGGAGGCTCTGGTGGATTGCAGTCCTACCTAGTGCGGCAAGCGAAGAAGAAGAATCCAGCCCCGTTCATGGCCCTGGTGGGCAAGGTTCTCCCGCTCCAGGTGGTTGGGGGCGACGGCCAGACGGAACCTATCCGTTTTGAGATCACCTATGTCCAGCCGAAGCCAAAAGGTGAGTAATGGTTCATCCTGTTTTCCCTCAAAATGATCCCAGGCGCGGCATAAACACTTTTCACACGATGAGCAACAAATAAACATGGGCATTCCTCTCCAATTCCCCCCAAAAGCCGCTCCAATTTTGGAGCAATCAGCGCGTTACAAGGTGCTATGGGGAGGACGGGGCAGCGGCAAAACTGAGAGCGTGGCTCGGACCCTGGTTGTCCGGTCCACAGAGCGGAAACTTCGCATTCTGTGCGCTCGGGAAACCCAGATCAGCATCAAGGAATCTGTCCATTCTGTCATCAAGCGGGTTATCTATGACCTGGGGATAGAGCAGTATTTCCATATTACTGATCGGGCCATTTCAAACGTGACAGGATCGGAATTCATCTTCTCTGGTTTATCGGATGAGGTAATCGACGGTATCAAGTCAATGGACAGCCCTGACATTGTTTGGTGCGAAGAGGCATCGAGCCTCACATGGGGGGTTTGGGACAAACTGGACCCTTCAATCCGTGCCTCCAAATCAGAAATATGGTTCACATTGAACCGTGAGCAGGATCTTGATCCGATTAGCCAAACATTCATTCTTAACGATCCGCCGCCGAATTCCATCGTAATTGAAATGGAATACTGGGATAATCCATTCTTCCCAGACGTGTTGCGGGATCAAATGGAGCGGATGAAGGCCACTGATTATGAAAAATATCTTCATGTCTGGGAAGGTCGGCCTGTCACCCATAGCCAATCATCTGTGTTCAAAGGCAAATTTATTTCAAAAACGTTCCAACCAGATGAGGATCTTTGGTCCCCATTGCTGGGATGTGACCTGGGATTCGCCAATGACCCAACCGTGCTCATCAAGGCATGGGTGTTTGAGGATCGTCTTTACGTGGAGTATGAAATATGGCAAGTTGGGCTTGAAATTGAGTTGATGCCAGATGTATTTAGCCTGGTCCCAGGGGCAAAAGATTACATCATGTATACCGATTGCGCACGGCCCGAAACGATCAGCCATATGAGGCGTAATGGATATCCTCGATGCGTGCCGGTCCCGAAATGGAGTGGCTCTATCCTTGATGGGGTGGAAAGACTACGAGCATTTAACAAGATCATCGTTCATCCCAGGTGTGAACACATGCTGTTTGACCTGAGCAACTATTCCTATAAAATTGACAAAGTGACAGGTAATATCCTGCCTCATATTGTGGATAGGTATTCAGACTGCATTGATGCATTACGGTATGCAATTACCCCCGTCATCAAGGGGCACAAGCTCAAGTCAGGCGTTCCTGATCGTGTTGAGGATGGGGGTTTGGACCTGCTAGGTAATCCAATCCGCCGTATGCCTGATCAGATTGCGCGGCAGAACATGGCCGCGATGATAGCTGGTGGAAACTCATGGATGTATTAAGGAGCCCTGACCAAGTGATGAAATTATCCTCATCGCCGCTCTTGTCGCATGTATCGCCATGACCCTAATCCTGGCCAGCGGATGGCCCACCACAAAACACGGAGTATCGTATGGGACCGAACCTGCAAGACATTTTTCTTCGGATGATTAAAGGGAACGCATACTGGCGGATGGATCTAAACCGGTCGGTTCGCCACATTCGAGACTCGGAATCGTTCTTCCCTGACTGGGCCAATGAATATGAAAACGAGATCCAAGGAACAGCCCGCAATCAAGTCAAGCCTCACTCCAGCCCAGCGCCAGGCCACGGATGAGGGTGAAAAACGGCGGCGCGAATGGTTGGCGACGATAGACCCCAGACAGCGCGAAGACCTGGACCCGAAGGATAAGCCATGAAATCCGTTGCTAGAACCGTAATCGAAAACCGATGGTGGATCCTGGCCATGGTTGCCGCTACTGTCGCCCTGGCTATATGGAGCTGAAATGACCAAACCCAACATCGAAATCAAATGGCTGGATGAGCCCGAGGACCACGACTACCCTGCGGCCCTGGAATACCTGACACTGGCCCTCCCTGGGTTCATGGGGATCACATACGGGGAGTCGCTGCGGAAGGCCCCAATGCGCGAGTTCAAAGCCAAGGACATCTTCCGGGCCTCTGGGCTATCCCTGTTGGGTGTAAGCAACTCCCACGTCAAGAAAGACCGGAAGAAAATCCTGCGCAGCGAGGCGCTATCTCCGCTGCTTCTGGTGCGGTATGGGAACAACCTGGTGATAGCCGATGGGTATCACAGGCTAGCAGCAGTTTATAGTTTTGATGAAGACGCAGTAATTCCATGCAAGCTGGTTTAGGCTAGGCCCATTACTCAAAGCATCCCATGACTCTAGGTATAATCATTAAAGAGGTATTGAAATGGCAGAGAAGGAAAAGGGCGTCTTGGGTGGGATTTGCGAGCGACTCAAAAAGACCATCGAGGCATGGCAGACGCAATACCAGCTTTCCATTTCTGAGATCAACTTCCTCAGCCCTGCCAATCAATGGCCCGAGGATGCGAAAGCGGCCAGAGTTGGTAAACCTACGATTGCCAGCGACCGACTTAATGCCCAGGTCAAGCAAATTTGCAACCAGCAGCGGGATAACCGGCCCGCTATCTGCTACCACGCGGTTAATACCCAGGCCAATGCAGACGTAGCAAACATCTGGCAGGGCATCGCTCGGCATGTTGAGGTGCAGTCCAAGGCGGATTTGGCCTACGATACTGGGTTTGAACATGCGGTTCAGGGCGGAATCGGTTTTATGAGGTTGATGACCGAATACAAACCCGGGACCTTCGACCAGCGTATGAAAATTGGGACAGTTCCCAACCCGTTCATGGTTTACATTGACCCATCATTTGCAGAGGTTGATGGATCCGATATTAGATATGCATTTGTCATGGATCTAATGCCGGAAGATGAATTCAAGGAAGAATACGGGGAATCGAACCTTGGCAACAAGTCATTCCAATCATGGGCACAGATAGCCAGCAGGTTCCCCGAATGGTTTGATATGGAAACCAAAGGAACTATGGTTATCGAATACTACGAAAAGACCCATCAAAAATATACTTTGTGCAAGTTAAAGAGCGGAAAGGTCATGGATAAGGCCGATTGCACCAAGAAGCAGTTGGAACAGATAGCCAAAGACCCAGACGGAAAACCAATTGAACGGGACGATTACCGTCCCGTGGTCAAATGGTATAAACTCTGCGCTCCCGGCGAGATTCTCGAAGAAACGGAATGGATTGGTGATGATATTCCAATCATCCCGATTTTTGGGGACATCATCCTGGATAACGGGAATCGGGTTTACAGCGGCCTAGTCAGGAATACCAAAGAAGAACAGGTGATGCTGAACACCATCAAGACCGTGATCTTGGAAATGATCGCGCGGTCCCCCAAAAATCCATGGCTTGTGGCTGAGGGCTCTATTGATGACCACAAGGACGAATGGGCCTCTGTGAACGTCCTGGACCTGCCATACCTCACATTTAAAACCAAAGTTGAGGGCGATGACAATCCGCTGCCTATGCCTCAGCGGCAGACAGCGGAAGCGCCTATTCAAAATATGATGGCCGTTGCCCAGATGTTGGAGAACGATATCAAGGCCACCAGCGCGATTTTTGACCCCACCCTGGGCGAGAAGATGGCCAATGACCAGTCCGGAATCGCCATCAAGGCGCTCCAAAACGCCGGGAACGTGGCCCATTACAATTTCAGCGACAATCTGACCCGAGCCCTGCGAGTGCTGGGCAAGCAGATGCTAAATGTGGGCCGGAAGATCATGACCGAACCCGAAGTGATCCATATCCTCGGGATCGGGGACAATCACCAGATGGTAGGGGTCAACGGCGCAGACCAGCCGGAGGATGGCGGCGAACTGGCGGCCATGGGGAAGGTTTTCGATCTGTCCGTGGGCGAATATGACGTGACGGTGGACAGTGGCCCTTCGTATCAGACCAAGCGGCAGGAAAACTTGAACATGCTGACCCAGCTCGCCATGAAGAACCCGGCGATCTCCAATTACTGTATGGATCTGATCGTGGGCCTGATGGATTTCCCCGAATCGACCGAGTTAAGGAAGCGGCTTGAGAAACTGTTGCCCCCGGCGCTCCAGCCGATTGACCAGCAGAACAAGCCGGACCCCCAGGCGTTGCAGCAGCAGCTCGCCCAGGCCCACCAGATGATCCAGCAACTCAGCGCAACCCTCCAGAAGGAAACGGCCCTTGCTGATACCGAGCAGACCCGGCTCCAGGTTGCCCAGCTCCAGGCGCAGACCGAATTAACCAAGCAGAAGACCCAGCTAGGCCATGATGCGAACAAGACCCTGCTCGAAGCGCAAATGGAGGAATTGAAACTCAAGGGCGCACAGTCCCATGAGATTCTGACCAATCTCCAGAAGCACCTTTTGGCCAAGGACCAGGCAGTGCATGAAGCCGCGCTAGGTCAGGTAGTTGCCGCAGCGCAGCCCCCGGAACCTGCGCAACCTGCCGCTGCGCCCACCAATCAATCGGGGAACCCCACCCCAATCCTTTCATCCGGGGCGGCTAATCAGCCAACCCATTTCTAGTCGGTATAATCCTTAATAGGAGTTCTTGGACCTCTAGTAAAACCATGACACGGGACTTGAGACCCCATATCTCATGAAGGAGAATCAAATGTCAGAGTTTCAGAACAAGCTGGACGAAGCCTTTGGGAAAGCGGAAAACTTTGAGGACGTGCTGAAACAGGGCGTAAAAGACGCGACGGCACCCGGCCCGGGTGAAGCACAGAAGGCAGAGGAACCCATCAAACCAGAGCAGCCGGTAACGGAAGAGGTTGAACTCCCAGTGGTTGAGGCTGCTGTCGTTGAACCCACCAAGACCGAGCAGGAAGTTGCGGATGAGGCCGAAGTCGAAGCCAAAGCCGCTGCTGAGAAGGAAGAGAAAGACAAGGGCCATCGTGATATCCCCGCCGAAAAGCGAATTGCGAAGGTCGTCAAGGAAAGGGAAGAAGCCAGGCTGGAACGGGATCGCCTTAAGAGTGAACTCGAAACCCTCCGGCAGGCTAGGCAGGTTGAAACTCCGGGCTCCCCGCGTGTTGACCCGGACGCTCCCAACCCCGCGAATTATCCCGAAGGGGAGAAGGACGTTGATTTCAAGGTTGACGTCAAGCTCTACCAGCGGGACCAGGAACAGAGGGGGAAGGCGTTTCAGTCCCACTTGCAGGAGTTGGTTGCCAAGCACCCCGATGCGAAAGAATTTCTGGAAATGGATGTCCAGCGAAATAGAAGCGGTATCGCTACCGCCAATGCCATCGTTGCCAAGCTGATCCAGGAATCCGAAAACCCCATCGAGCTGCGGTATTACCTCCTGTCCAATTCTGACGAAGCCATCAGGATTGCGCGATTGGACCCGTTCCAGACCGCAAAGGCAATCGGCAGGATCGAGGCGAAGTTGGAAGCCCCGGAACTGGTCCCTGACTCTGAATCCGAAAAGCCCAGGAAGCCCCTTCCTGCACCTATTAACCCTGTGAAGCCCACCAAACCTAATGCCGTAGTCGGAAACAAACATTTCGGCTTTACGGAATACTAGGGCCGTTGGATTCATGGGGAAACCCAACCAAGTAACCCCATGAAAGGAATACTGTGAGCATTCAGAACGTATATGCCAATCAAGCGTTCATCACCGCCAAGGCACTCAAGCAGGTCAAAAACAACCTGGTGATGGTTAGCCGCTCCGCTCGGCGATGGGACGGCGACTTTGCCGGTTCCTTCCGTGCCGCCAATGGCGGATCTGATAGTGGCAAGATCGGTGATACCCTCAACATCCGGCTCCCTTGGTTCCCGACCCTGCGGAGCGGCCCTACCGCCAGCCCCAGCGCCTACCAGGACTATTTCATCCCGGTCCAGCTTCTCCAGGCCGGCGTGGACATCGAAGTAACCATCGCCCAGCAGACCCTGAACGTGGACGAATTCTACGGCAACGTGGTCGATCCCATGGCTCAGACCCTCTGGCAGGCGATGGACCAGAGCTGCTGGAACACCGTCAACCCGACCGTTTTCACCCCGGCCCTCGCGGGTGCCGTGGGCAACGGCTTCAACCAGTTCAACGAGCCCTTCACTACGGCTGGGGGCAATGGCATCGGCCAGCCTATCAGCAATTTGCAGGCCTTCGTGGACGCATACGCGGTCATGAAGACCCAGGCCGCCGTGTTCCAGGATGACCGCATCAGCGCGGCCCTGAATCCCCATGTGGACGCCTCGATCTGGCAGGGCCTGACCTCGCTGTTCCACCCTGGCGCGGAAGTCTCTACCCGGTGGCGGAATGGCACGCTCGGTTCGACCGGCACCGCCGGCGGCTTGGACATCTGCTCCACGGCCAACGCTCCTTCCCTCACCCTGGGAACCTGGTCCGGCACCATTCTCTACGCTTCTGGTGCGACCAATGGCGGCTCCAGCATGACCGTTTCCGGCATGACCGGGGCCTTTAACCCTGGCGAGCACTTCACCATCACCGGTGTCAATGCCGTCAACCCCATGGGCCACGGCGTCATGGCGGAACTGAAGCACTTCCAGGTTCTGTCCCAGGTGGGTTCCCTCATCACCTTCACCCCTCCCATGATCTCCAGCGGCCCGCTCCAGAACATCAACGCGCTGCCCACTGGCATCCCCTCGATCAACCCATGGGGGTTCAGCGCTGCCAGTGCGCTCACCGCCGGGACTGGCCAGGTGCTTCAGGAGTCCTTGGTTTTCCATGAAGAGGGCATTGCCTTTGCCATGGCCGACCTGATCGATACCTCCGGCATGGGCGGCTCGATGCTCTCCAGCCTGTCCAAGCGCATGAAGGATGCGGATACCGGGCTCCGGTGCTCCACCCTGTTCTGGCTCGACGGGTTCAACCACAAGCTCCTGTTCCGGCTTGACTCGCTGTTCAACGCGGCTGCCCTGCGCCAAGGTTTCGCAACGAAGGTTGTCCACTAGATCACACAGGCGGGGGGTTAACGCTCCCCGCCTGTTTCCCCCTTCCCATATTCGTCCAAGGAGATTTCATTCATGGTTTCCACCCCTTACATTGCCACCGTCCCTCTGACTACTCTTGTCGGCCCCGGCGCATCGGTTGGCACGAACTTGACCGATACTGCTACCTTCTGGGGCACCGGTAACTCGCTTGCCACCAAGATGGTGGCGAACAACTATTACGCCATCAACCAGCTGGGCGGCGTAAACTTCGGCACCTATGGCACCCTCCAGACCAACCAGGGAACCGGCATCGCCAATACCATCGGCGCGGTTTACCTCGCCAGTGGCCCCGCTACTCTGGTCGCCGGCTCGACGGGTGCTTCTGCCTCGTTCGCCAACAACGCGGCGGGCATCGGCGTCATGACCCTGACCGTCGCGGCCACGGGCGGCCTGACCTACCCGATTGTTGGGCAGGTTGTTTCCAGTGCTGGTTTGACTGGTTCTTTCCTCGTCGTGGGAATTATCAGCGGCGCGAACAACGCTGTTTCCTCGACCTACCTGCTTTCCGGTGCGACTGGCACCGTGGGTGCTGCTGCGATCACGCTGTCTCAGGGGTCTTTCGTTGATCCGCTCCCCATTTCTCAGGCATCTTCGCTCAACCCCTACACCCCGAACCCGATTCTGGTCAACCCGGCGACCACCCCACTTGCCGCTTATGCTGCTGGCACCGCCGCCTACTCCACTGCGGCCATGGCCCAGGCGCTCTACCTCCAGGTGCAGGCGATCAACGCTGCCCTGCTCGCTATCGGCATCATCGCCTAGGGTGATGACGTGATTGTCCCCTCCTGCCATGGTTTCGGCGGGAGGGCCTTTGCAACAGGACCGAGGGACTCCATGGCTGAGCACGTGACGGAACAAGAATTGGTCTATCCCCGATGGATGTATCGCAAGGGAGACGGCATCGCGGCCATGATTGGCAGCCAGGAGCACTTCGACGGTATGCGGGATAAGCACCTCTGGCAGGAAACCCCCTGGCGTCCGTCCAAGGTCAGATTCTGCGCTGAATGCGAAAAACTTGGGGAGCTCGTCAATAGCCTTGAGTCCGAGCTGGCCGCATCGGCCAAGGATCACACGGCGGACCTGGCGGAAAAGGACAAGCTCATTGAAACCCTTCGTGAGGCGTTGAAGTCGAAAAAGGTGTATGCGAAATGAACATGACGGCGTTGGATGCCATCCAAGGGGCTTACAGCATGATCGGGATCTTCGATCAGAGCAGCCCCTTGACGCCGTTTGAGACGCAACTTGGCCTCACCACGCTCCAAGATTTGCTCGATAAATGGGACAACGAAGAACTGCTAGTTTTCAGCTCAACCCCATACACCTTCCCCTTTCAGAATGGCATCCAGACCTACCAGCTTGGCCCGGTCAATCAGTTCACATGCAACATTCTGGGCAACGTGATGACGGTCCTTACCGGGACTCCAGTTATCGCGCTTGGGACTTCGGTTCTCATTGCCCCTGGGGTGGCCGCAGGGGCCATCGTTGAATCACTGGTGACTGGCAACCAATACCTGCTCAACTGGACGGCTCCTGGCCCCATCACGGGCGTCCAGGCGGGCCTCTGCAATCCAGTTGCGCCGAATACCAATACGTTCATCACCGGAGCCCAGGATTACAACTGGAACATCCCTCGCCCCGTCAAGATCGAAAAGGTGAGCATTCAGTATCCCAGCGGCACGAATCAGCCGGTTGAGATTGAGATCCCGCAGATTCCGCTTGAGGAATGGGTTGGGATCCCCCAGAAGAACACCCAAAGTCTCTGGCCGCTCCTGGTTTATGACGATTCCGCGTTCCCATTCCGCAATCTTCGGTTCTGGCCCATCCCTACTGCGGCTTCGAGCTGTATTCTCCAGGTGTGGGAACAGTTGAGCGCCCTCTCCAGCCTCACGCAGAATCTCTACGCCCCTCCGGGCTATGCGATGGCAATCAAGTTGACCCTCGCGGAATACCTAGCCCTTCACTTTGAGCGGGCGCTGTCCCCTGACTTCCATGCTAAGGCACTGGCGGCTAGGCAGGCGATTGACAATATCAATGAGGGCATCCCTCGAATGCGATACGATCCCATCTGGGGCGGACGCAGCAATGATTTCACATGGGCTTCGCG